TTGAGTTATAATTACACCATGTATATCGAACAAAAATATCTGATGATACTCTCATCACAATTACAGCGTTTTAAAAAGACAGGCGATCATCTGTATAATTTTCGTTGTCCTTATTGTGGTGACTCTCAAAAAAGTCAATCTAAAGCTCGTGGGTTCGTGTTTCGTAAAGAATTGAATCTTATATATAAATGTCATAATTGTGGAATTGGAGCATCTTTTAACAATCTGTTGAAGCACATAGACCCTAAATTACACAATGACTATATAATGGAACGATATAAAACAAATGAACCAGAAGTTCCAGATATCGGTAAATTTACTCAACCTAAATTTATGAAGGGTTCATCACCACTAAAAATTCTTAAAAAGGTATCGTCATTAAGACATGACCACCCTGTTAAGAAATTTGTGATGAATAGACAAATTCCTTCTAAGGTTCATTATGAGTTATTTTTGGCTCCAAAGTTTTACACTTGGGTCAATAGTATTATACCTAATAAATTTTCATCTGTAGATGGGGATCACCCAAGATTGGTAATTCCATTCTTTGATGAAAATAATAAAATGTTTGCGTTTCAAGGGAGAGCGTTTGGAAATGAAATACCTAAGTATATTACTATTACTCTTGACCCAGACAAAGATAAAATCTACGGCCTCAACAGGCTGGATACCACCAAACCAATACAAGTAACCGAAGGGCCCATTGACTCTATGTTTTTGGACAACTGTGTTGCTGTCGGTGGTGCTGACTTTAGTAATTTGCCCGTAGAGAATACAACTATTATCTTTGATAATGAAAGACGAAATGTTGAAATATTAAAACAAATAGAAAAGACCATTTATTCGGGATATAATGTAGTGTTATGGCCTGATGATTTAAAAGAAAAAGACATAAACGATATGATATTATCTGGACTGACTAAAGATGAAGTCCAGACAATCATTAACAATAATACTTATCAAGGCAACATGGCCAAGATAAAGTTTACACAATGGAGAAGACGAAATGCCCGATAATTGTATTCAAAGGGGATTGACATGTCAGTAAGATTAGATAAAGAAAAAGACAAATTACTAGAATCCTATGCTATAGGAATGTTAAAAGATTTTTACTTAACAGAATACGAAACATCACCACAAGAGGCATTTAAAAGAGCGTCTATTGCATGGTCAACTTATGAAGGTGAGTTAGATGAGAATTTAGCACAACGATTATACAATTATGTTTCTAACAAATGGTTTATGTTTGCTAGTCCAGTATTATCAAACGCACCCAATGGATCTAAAAAAGGTAAAGGACAACCGATATCTTGTTTCTTATCGTATGTTCCTGATACTTTAGAAGGTCTTATTAGTCATACATCTGAGTTGCGTTGGTTATCAGTTTATGGTGGTGGTGTTGGAGGTCATTGGTCTGATGTTCGTACAGTATCAGACATAGCGCCTGGCCCCATGCCTTTCTTACACACAGTAGACGCTGATATGATTGCATATCGTCAAGGTAAGACACGCAAGGGTTCGTATGCGGCATATATTAATATATCTCACCCTGATATTATTGAGTTCTTAAATATGCGTATTCCCACAGGTGATGTGCAACGAAAAGCACTTAACTTACATAATGCTATCAATGTTACTGATGAGTTTATGGACGCAATTACTGAGGGAATAGGTTTTAACTTACGCGACCCTAAAGATGGTAGTGTTAAAGAAACAGTAAATGCAAGAAAACTTTGGGAAAGAATACTTGAAATAAGGTTCAGAACAGGTGAACCCTATTTAAACTTTATTGATACTGCTAATCGTGATTTACCACAACCACTAAAAGACTTAGGTTTAAAAATCAATGGGTCTAATTTATGTAATGAGATTCACTTACCGACTAGTGCAGAACGCACAGCTGTTTGTTGTCTGTCATCACTAAATCTTGAATACTATGATGATTGGAAAGATACTCCGATTGTTGCTGATTTGGTTCGTATGCTTGATAATGTTTTGAATTATTTTATTGAAAATGCTCCAGATACAATTGAACGTGCTAAGTTTAGTGCGAGTAGAGAAAGGTCAATCGGACTAGGCGCTATGGGGTTTCATAGTCTTTTACAAAAACATGGTGTTGCGTGGGAATCTGATAAAGCAAAAGAGATTAATGATGCTGTATTTAATCACATCAAGACTCAAGCTGTTGAAGAAACAGAGCGTTTAGCATTAGAACGTGGTGCATATCCAGATGGCCCAGATTCGGGCAGAAGAAATTCACATCTTCTTGCTATCGCACCAAATGCATCAAGTGGTGTAATACTTGCGACTAGTCCGTCTATTGAACCATTAAAGGCTAATGCATATACACATCGCACAAGAGCAGGGTCGTTTTTAGTAAAGAATAAATACCTCGAATCATTATTGACACAGAAAGATGAAAACAACGATGTAAATTGGACTTCTATTATCACTAAGAAAGGTTCTGTACAACATCTACCATTTCTCACTGAAGGAGAAAAATCTGTTTTCAAAACTGCTGATGAGTTAGATCAAAATTGGGTAGTACAACACGCAGCTGATCGACAGAAGTATATCTGTCAAGGTCAGTCTGTCAATCTGTTTTTCCCAGCTGGTGCGCCTAAATCTTATGTAAATCAAGTACACCTTCGTGCGTGGAAAGAAGGACTAAAAGGTTTGTATTATCTTCGTACAGAAGCAAAACAGCGTGCTGAAAATGTATCTGAGAAAGTAGAAAGAGTTGCACTTCAAGGTGATATGCGTAGTATCGTTTATTCAAAAATAGATTGTCCATTCTGTTCTATGGCTATGGAAGAATTAAAATTACGAGGTATTCCATTTGACAAAATTGATTTAAAAGAAATAGGCAAAACTGCGGCAGAAGTAACAGGTCGTAAAGATGTAAAATCTGTACCACAAGTATATATTGATGGTGAATATGTTGGTGGATATGCAGAATTGATGGAATTTTTAAATAAACCAGTAAAAGAAAGCAATAATGACGATGATGAATGCGTAGCTTGCTCTGGTTAATGTTTGTGTTGTAATGGTTACAAATAAAACTAAAATAGGAGAACACATGTCATTATTAGACACATCAAAGAGTTATCGTCCATTTCACTATCCATGGGCTGTTGAACTAACAAAAAAACATGAAGAAATTCATTGGGTAGAAGATGAAGCAGAACTATCTGAAGATGTACAAGATTGGAAAACAAAATTAACCGAAAATGAAAAAGATTTTGTGACTCAAATTCTTCGTTTGTTCACACAATCTGATGTACAGGTTGGTGACAATTATCACGAACTAATGATTCCAAAATTTAAGAACAATGAGATTCGCAATATGCTTGCATCATTCGCTAATCGTGAGGGTGTTCATCAACGTGCATATGCTTTGTTAAATGACACTTTAGGATTACCAGATGAGGAGTTTCATACATTCCTTGAGTATTCTGAGATGTCTGACAAGTTAGACTTTATGAAAGAAGGTAACATTAATTCACATACAGGTCTTGCTCTCATTTTAGCTCAATCAGTATTTAATGAAGGTATGTCTTTATTTGCATCGTTCGTTATGTTACTAAACTTTCAGCGTTTCGGTAAGATGAAAGGTATGGGTACTATTGTTGAGTGGTCTATTCGTGACGAAACTATGCATGTTCAAGGTAATGCTAAGTTGTTTCGTGAGTTCGTAGAAGAACACCCACGTATTGTAAATGATGAGTTGAAGTCTAAAGTTTATGAAATGGCAACTAACGCTGTTAAACTAGAAGATAAATTTATTAAGTTAGCATTTAGTGGCCACGACCAAGAAGGTATTACTGAAAAAGATGTCAAACAATACATCCGTCATATTGCTGATCGTAGACTATTACAATTGGGTATGAAACCTAAATTTAAAGTAAAAGACAATCCAATGCCATGGCTAGATTGGGTATTGAATGGTGCATCACATGACAACTTCTTTGAAAAAAGGGTTACTGAATATTCTGTAAATGGTATGGAAGGTGATTGGGGTTGGGTAGAAAATACTCCCGAAGGTGAAGTTTGTGGTTTAGATGGACAGGGGTGTGCCGCTTAATGAATAAATGGCAAAACGCTTACATGATTACCGCAGAAACCTTTGCCAAGCTATCTACAGCCAATAGATTAAAAGTAGGTGCGATTATTGTAAAAGATAATCGTATCATTTCTATTGGGTATAATGGTACACCTTCGGGTTGGGATAATGCTTGTGAAGAAAGCTTTCCACAACATGATATAGGAGTTCCTGCAGGAATTACAAAACCAGAAGTAATACACGCTGAAGCTAATGCGATAAGTAAACTTGCTAGATCAGTAGAAAGTGGTTTAGATTCTGATATATACATAACACATGCACCATGTATGAATTGTTCAAAGTTGATCTATGGTTCTGGAATAAAGAATGTATATTATAGAGAAGTATATAGAAAAACTAATGGAATAGAATTTTTAAATTCTTGTAACATAGGGGTAAAACAGCTGTGAAACTTATCGTGTGTGAATCTTGTGAAGCAGAATACCATATAAAACACAATATGGAACCCCGACTATACAAAGTAACTTTTTGTTCATTTTGTGGATATGAACTTGACGAAACATTTGAATTTATAGAAGAAGTAGAGGATGATGAGAATGACATCTGGTAGAGATTATGGTGGAAAAGGTAGTACTCGAAGACCCATAAATAATAGAGAACAATTTGATAAGAATTGGGATTCTATATTTGGGAAATGTGATAATGAAAAAAGTAATGGAATTGACAACAATTCCGACAAAGTGGACACATCAAGGAAAGATAGTAGAACAACTACCAGATGATTGCGAGGGATTTGTTTATCTCATAACTAACCTTGCTAACAACAGAAAGTATATTGGTAAGAAACTCGCAAGGTTTAAAGTTACTAAACCCCCACTTAAAGGCAGAACAAATAAAAGACGCTCAACAAAAGAAAGTGATTGGAGAGATTATTGGGGTTCTTCTGAACACTTGAACGCTGATGTTATATCGTTTGGTGAAGATAAATTTACCAGAGAAATTTTACATTATTGTTCAAGTAGAGGAATATTAAGTTACTTAGAAGCAAAAGAACAATTTGACAGAAGGGTTCTAGAAACTGATGAATACTATAATGGTATTATCAATGTTAGAATAGGAAGCTCAAAGATGTTACAAGAACATTTGAGGATACATAATGGACAACAATGATTGGATAGATCAGTATAAACAATTTCACGCAAACCAAAATACTAATTATCCCGGCAATAACCTTAAACCACAACTACAACATATTTTAGACTTGATAGAAGATATGAAACCAGAAACTTTATTAGACTTTGGTTGTGGTAAAGGTCAACAGTATTATAAATGGAAACACCACGAAGATATGGGTATCATGCCAACTTTGTATGACCCAGCAGTACCAGAGTTTGAAACACTACCAGATGGCCCTTTTGATGGTATTATCTCTACTGATGTATTAGAACACATTCCCGAAGAACAAATCCCAGAAACAATTAATATGATTACCAAAAGAGCTGATAAGTTTGTATTCCTTGCAATTGCAACTTCACCAGCAATAGCAATCCTACCTAATGGTGAGAATGCACACTGTACACGAAAACCCATTTCTTGGTGGACAGAAATGTATGAAAAATATTCCTATAAACGAGTGTATACTCACATCAAAACTTACGGGGATTTTAATGGATATTCTATATTAAATGAAGATTTATACATGGAATATTTCCTAAATAATTTAAAGCTAGATAAGAAAACCTCTTGACTTTACACTTTTGTTGTGTTATTATGTATACATAAGATAATAAAAGGAGAGAATAATGAGCAAAATGAATGAAATATCTTTGGACATTCAAGAGTTTGTTAATGATAATTTAGAAAAAAAGTCTGTTGATGAAATTCTTAATGATGTTAAAAAAACATTTAAAATGTCTTTTGCGGTTGATTATGCCAAAGAATACCTCAAGGAGTATATATATGAATGAGTCATATATAGCAACAATCATTTCTCTGGCAATTTGTGTTGGAACTTATCTGTGGGGCAGAAATGATGCAATTGAACCTGTGACTGATAAAGTTTTAACAATGTTAGAATCACAAGGTTTTATAAAAATTAAAATTAATCCTAAGACTGGCGAAAAAGAGTTACAAAAGGTTAAATGTATCTAATTTATATTATGGAAGTAATTGAAAATGACTAAAAAAGTTAAAGAAAGTTTACCTAATCACAAAGATTGGGTTCCAACTAAACCTCGTAAAAAACGTAAGCCCTTGACCCCAGAACAAAGGTCTGCGGCTATTGAACGACTTGCATTAGCGCGTGCTGCAAGAAAACCAGCTGTAAATTCTTCTGTCCACAGTTCTTTATCAGGACTACCAGAAGATCACTTTTTACATCCTGATAAAGTTAAGTCTTGGGTTAAAACTCAAAAAACTATTTTAAACGAAGAAAAAAGCAGTGTCAGGAGAGGTGTTTCTGGTGCAATAGCAAAAGTGGCAGACATAGAAGGTTACATTCGTCATTGTAATGCTTATCTTAAAACAGGCGATTGGTGTGATGATCGTTATGGAGAACATCAAGAAGGACGAGTCAAATGGAAAACGATAACACCGAAGGGCCCAGTAGTAACAAAAAAATAAAGAACAATGTAGTAAAAGGCCCATGGCTAGACAAAGAAGAAATGTCTAATTTGTACGATCAAAGTAAGAAAATTGCAAATGACATAGAAGTGATTGATGGCATTACAGGTGAACTTATGGTTCCAATGATACACAGATTTAATGAAGTGGGTTTTGATCTAAGTTCACCTGAGTTTTTAAAAGAAGTTGGATATATAAATGAGGTAGTAAAATCTATGCTTTATAGGAAGTTTGATTATGGCCACCCTATGAGTATATTCATTGATAATCTTATGATAGCCAAAAATGGTATCATATCAGTAGATAGAGACATGGTAGAAGACATGTTAGATGTTATGGAAGAAAATTATGAGCAACCTATCGAGTGATCCTATTGTATGGGAAAATTTTAGTCCTACAATTTTAGAATTTGAATTACCAGAAAAATTTATTTCATTAGTTAATCTTGCAGGAGATGCAGTATTAGGTGATGAAATTCTTTCTAAGAAATTTGATTTTTCTGAAAACCTTGTTGGTAAGGTATCAAAAGAAATAAAAATTCCTGCTTATGATAAAAAAGAAACTAAGTATTTGTCAGACACAATCAAAGAAGGCTGTCTAGGATATCTTAAACACATGGAAGTTGTCAATCGTGCGTATGGTTGGTCTAAGATTTCAAAGGGTAAACAACCCACCATTGATAACATTCATCTTGCACAGAGTTGGATTGTAAGTCAGTATAAACACGAATACAATCCATGGCATACACACAGTGGTAACTTTTCTGGTGTTATCTATCTAAAGATACCAAAAGATATGCATAAAGAAAATGATAAAGAATTTAAAGATCACTATCCAGCAACAGGTCTGATTGAATTTATGTATGGTGAAAAATCAGACTTTAGAAGTGACAATCTTAAATTTGTTCCAAAAGTTGGAATGATGTTAATATTCCCATCTTGGTTAAAACATACTGTTTATCCATTTTATTCTGATGGTGAAAGAAGGAGCATGAGCTTTAACGCACATTATAAATTATGATAATTATTGATATGAATCAAATCACAGTAGCTAGTCTAATGATGCATTTGAATATGACTAAATCTAAAGAACCAGATGAAAACATGGTAAGACACATGATTCTCAATTCGGTTCGTATGTATCGCAGTCAATTTACTGAGGAATATGGTGAGGTTGTACTTGCTTATGATTCCAAACATTATTGGAGGCGTGACTTTTTTCCTAACTACAAAGCAAGTCGTAGGAAAGGTAGAGAAAAATCTGACTTGGATTGGGATGCAATCTTTGAAGTTCTGAATAAAATTAAAGCAGAGTTCAAAGATAACTTACCATATAAGTACCTTGAAGTTTATGGTGCAGAAGCTGATGATATTATTGCTACTCTTGTGAAAAACAAGAAAGAGCCAATTATGATTGTTTCTGGAGATAAAGACTTTATTCAGTTACAAAAATATTCTGATGTAAAACAATATTCACCCATTCTCAAGAAGTATGTAAATGGATATAATCCAGATACCTATATAAAGGAACACATACTTAAAGGCGACACTAGTGATGGAGTGCCTAATGTTCTATCACCTGATAACACTTTTGTAGATGGATTAAGACAAAAACCTTTAACAAAGAAAAAGATTGAAAGCTGGTTGAATGCAAATATTGATGATTTACCTGATGAAGTTAAAAGAAATTACCAAAGGAATGAAACTCTTATCAGTCTTGATAAGATTCCATCTGAGTTGGAAACTGAAATTAATGAAGTTTTTGACAATGCTCCCTGTGGCAATCGAAGTAAACTATTAAATTATTTTATACAATCTAGATTGAAAAATCTTACTGAAACAATTGGAGAATTTTAAACATGGCTAACCCTGTAGAAGTATACACACCGCTCTTTTCAGAAATACTTGAAAAAGTATCAAAAGCAAAAACTAAAGCACAGAAGGTTCAACTCCTTCAAAAACATAACACTGACGCATTAAGAATGTTTTTAAAATCTGGATTTGACCCTAAATTAGAATGGGTATTCCCAGAAGGCGAAGTTCCTTATACACCTAATGATGCACCAGAAGGTACAGAGCACACAGTGCTTTCAATGGAATCAAAAAAACTATGGCATTTCATTAAAGGTGCTGACCCCAAAACTCGTCAAGTACAAAAAGAAAGCATGTTCTTTCAGTTACTAGAGTCGTTACACGAAAGTGAAGCAAAACTTTTGGTTCATGCAAAGGATAAAAAACTACATCAAGTCTACAAAGGCTTATCTTCAAAAGTAGTTCAAGAAGCATTTGGTTGGGATGAAAACTTTGTAGTTCCTGCTCCAGAAGTATATCCACAAGGTTCTCGTTCTGCTAATGGCCATGACTAAATTATAAGCACTAATGCTGGGAGTAAACGTGTTTGATCCCCGAATCAAAAAAATAGTATTTGATGAAACTGCTCGTCAAGACAACACTGTTGAACTAATCGCAAGTGAAAACTTCACTAGTCCAGAGATAATGTCATTGTGTGGTAGTATCTTAACCAACAAGTATGCAGAAGGTTTGCCCGGCAAAAGATACTACAATGGTTGTGATGAAGTTGACAAGGTAGAAGAACTTGCAATTGAATATGCAACTAAACTATTTGATTGTAGCTTTGCAAATGTTCAACCACATAGTGGTGCAAATGCAAACCTTGCAGTATTCAAAGCATTCTTGAAACCAAACGACTTAATTGTCAGTATGGACTTATCTAGTGGTGGACACTTGTCACATGGTGCGAATGTTAATATAAGTGGTAAGTGGTTCGTTATCAAGAATTATGGTGTTGATGATAATGGAATTATTGATTATGATGAAGCAGAAAGACTAGTATTAAAACATAGTCCTAAAATGATTATTGCAGGAGCAAGTGCATATAGTCGAGTGATTGATTGGAAACGATTCAGAAAAATGGCAGACTCGGTAGGTGCAATCTTACTTGCAGATATCAGTCACTACTCTGGACTTATTGCTGGTAAATCATATCCTAATCCATTTCCTTATGCAGATGTTGCAACAACAACTACACACAAAACTTTACGAGGCCCTCGCGGTGGTATGATTTTGTGGAATGATAAAGAATATAGTAATAAACTTAATAGTGCAGTATTTCCCGGCACTCAAGGTGGGCCTCTGATGCACATCATTGCCGCTAAAGCACAATGTTTCTACGAAGCATTACAACCAGACTTTCATTTATATACTGAACGAGTAATAGCTAATGCAAACATGATGGCAAAAACATTCATAGCTGCTGATGTAGAAATAGTATCTGGTGGAACACAATCTCATATGTTTACTATTAACTTGAATAAAGAAAAGTATAGTGGTCGTGAATTTGCAGATTTACTAGAAGAAAAAGGTATTACTGTAAATAAAAATGGTGTTCCTAATGACACTCGCGGTTTTATTGAAACATCTGGCGTTAGAATTGGAGTTGCAGCTGAAACCACCAGAGGCAACGATGAAGAATGGTTTAAGGTTCTTGCAGAAACAATAATTCGCTATTTAAGGTCTTAAATAAATCATAAAAGACTTGACTTTGTGCTTTTGTTGTGTTACTATAGCTATACAAAATGAGAAAAGAAAGAGTTATGATAGAAATTAATAAAAAGTTTGAAAGTGTTGAAGATGGTATTCAAAATTTACTTTTAGCTGCAAATGCTGATTATAATCAAATGCGACTTGATGAAAAAATAAAAAAAGAATTTTCTGAAAGTTGGGTTCTTAAACAAGGACAAAAATACATCAAAATTATTCGCAAAAATGCAGTTTGGGGATTTGTTGTTAACACAGATAACGACAAAAAATTCAAAAAAGGTGATATATTAAAATGTGCTGGTTGGAGTGCTCCTACTAGAAATAAAGCTAGAGGAAATGTACTTGAAGGTGGATACTGCATTCAATGGACTGGCCCTCTTTATCTAAATTCTAATTTAAATATGCCATAGGTGTAAATATGTTTGAGAATATTAAGAATATTTTTGTAGGTTGTATTGGTGGTTTTGGTTTTTTACTAATTCTTGGTGTAACTGGTTCTGATTGTGGTGGTAGTTGTATGGAAGATGCAATGCCACTTGAAAAAATGATGATTTATGGATCTATCGGCACAATAATGATTGTATTTTCTGTATATTTTTTAAACAAAAAATATTAAAAGCTCTTGACCCAGCTGACACTCTCTCTCTCATTTCTCTCTCGTCAGTTGGGTCATTTAATTAAAAAGAGAAATGAGAAAGCTTTAATATGAATACTGTTGAAATTTCTGGTGGTCACAAATATCAAAGAAAGCTTTGCGATTCAGTTATCAATTATACAATTAAAAAACTATTACCTCGCCTTAGAACATTAGAGATTAATGTTGAACTAACAAACATACCAGATGATGCAACAGGTTATTGTATGATTGGCGATAACAATCGTGAATTTTATATTGAAATAGATAAGAAACTTAATTTAAAAGATATGGTTTTAACAATTTGTCACGAAATGGTTCATGTGAAACAATATGCTCGTAATGAAAAAGCAATTGAAAGTGAAGCTTGTCGTTTGGAGCCTAAACTGGCACTTGAATATTGGGAGAAAGAAAATTAATATATTCCACTTACACAAAGACCCTGTAATATGTGCAGAGATGCACATAGATAAACATGTAGTCAAAATGCCTATTGAGTATGCACAACTAATGTCAACTGCACACAGAGTACTTGACGGAGAATTGTATTTAGGTAAAACTATAAATAATAGAAATATTAAAAGATGGCGATTGTCAGATGAACGAGAAAATGTTTTATACAAAGCTTCTCACATTAATCACCCATCTGCAATATGGGTTCGTGAGTCTGTCGAAAACTATTTACAAATGTATAAACTCTACAAAGCAACACTAGCAGAGTATACAACTCGTTATGGTAAAGTGCATGGTTCAACCAAACCAGCAGAACTACTTAAAACCCCACCATTAAATATTCCTTTTAAGAAAGGAACACCAATGCCTCAATGTATGCCTGATGATTGTAAGGTGGCAGGGAATCCAATCCTTGCTTACAGAAAGTACTATATAATGGAGAAACATAACATTGCAACTTGGAAATATAGAGAGAAACCAAAATGGTACAGGACGACAACTTAGTATATGATCATTTGCTTAGGAGACAAATCTTAGGCACAGATGGCAAAGATAAGGTTGTTAATTATAAAGAGATAACAGGAAAACATTACAATACTACAGTACCAAAAGCTATAGAAATGGATATGCGAGCACTAACAAAATCTTATTATACAGCACTTAGACGAATAGCAGAATTGATTGAAGAAAATAATGACTTAAAGGAAAAACTAAAAGATGCCAACATACACACTTCTTAATACTGAAACTGATGAAACGACTGAAACATTTTGTTCTTGGTCTGAATTAGACTCTTTTTTAGAAGAACACCCTACATTTAAATCCATAGTTTTAACAGCTCCAGCACTTGTTAGTGGTGTTGCAGGAAGAAGTTTTAAGACTGATGATGGATTCAAAGAAAACATGGCAAGAATATCTGAGGCACATCCCAATTCACCATTAGCTGACCAATTTGGTACAAATAAAGATATAAAAACATCTAAAACTAATGCTGTTCTTAAAAAACACAAAGTAAAAAGTATTGGCAAGTCACACGATTTAAATAATATTTCTAAAGAATATAAGAGCGGAGAGCTTGTAAAATAACTAAATAGTCTTGTATGAATAACAAGATAACCCAATTTCAGTTTTCATACACCTTGTGTGGTATGTTGTGCGAAATAATATTAACCATAACATACCACACTCTTTTTTTAAAAAGGATTGATCATGGCAAATAAAAAAGATATAACCTTCAGTAATCTGACTACAATTAAACCTGTAACCGACAGTCAAAAAAATGTATTTGAGTCTTGGAAAAAAGATAAGAATCAATTTCTATTTGGTTGTGCTGGAACAGGAAAAACTTTCATTTCATTATACCTTGCATTGCAAGAAGTATTAAATCCCGAAACACCATTCGATAGAGTTATCGTGGTGCGGTCACTTATTCCTACAAGAGAGATTGGTTTTTTGCCGGGCGATGAAGAAGACAAAGCTGCACTCTATCAAGTACCATATTCTAACATGATGCAATTTATGTTTGAACAACCAAACGAACAAGCATTTAGTATGTTGTATGAACGCTTGAAACAACAAGGTAGTTTTTATTTTCTATCAACATCATTTCTAAGAGGTCTAACCTTTGACAATAGTATCATAATTGTTGATGAATGTCAGAATCTAAACTTCCATGAACTTGATACAATCATTACAAGAGTAGGTCAAAATTCTAAGATTTTCTTTTGTGGAGATTTTGGACAATCTGACTTGACTAAGCTTAATGAGAAAAATGGACTTATGGATTTCCTACAGATTTTACAAAACATGGACGAGTTCGATTGTACAGAATTTAATATTGGTGACATTGTTCGCTCAGGATTTGTTCGTAGCTATCTGATTCAAAAAACCAAGCTAGGATTTGGGCTTGAATAATTAAACTTTTACCCCTTGACAATAACATATAGCTATGTTATAATTATTACTTAATATTATGGCAGGAAACTACAATGCAACATACACACAAACCAATATCTTTAGTTGAAATAGAAGCAACCAACAAAGACGGAATTCGGTTATATTCTACACCAGAGGGTAACGAGTACCCCTCAATCACTACAGTCCTCTCTATACGCAATAAGCAAGGTTTGAACGCATGGCGTAAGCGTGTTGGTGATGATGTTGCAAACTACATCTCACGAACAGCTGCGGCTCGTGGTACTGCTGTTCATCACATGTGCGAAGATTATTTAAACAATCAAGACATGCAAAACCATACTAAAAACTTTTTACCACATGCACTCTTTACACAGTTGCGTGAAAATGTTTTAGATCGTATTAATAATATTTACTCTCAAGAAGCAGGACTTTATAGTGACAAGTATAGAGTTGCAGGCAGAGTTGATTGTATTGCTGAATTTGATGGTGTATTATCTATTATTGATTTTAAGACATCTACTAATCCACGCAAAGATGAATATAACGAATCATATTATATTCAGACAGCTGCATACGCAGAAATGTTTGAAGAACGCACAGGAATTGAGATAAACCAAATCTGTATTCTTGTTGTTACACAAGATGGTGAAGTTCAAGAGTTTGTAAAGGATAAAAAAGAATATCTACCTTTACTAGTTGAAACCATTGCAGGGTGGGAAGAAAAAAATATGGCTGGTGCTGTTTTATCAGACCAATACTAAAAATTAATGCTGGTGTAGCTCAGTTGGTAGAGCAGTTGCTTTGTAAGCATCAGGTCGTAGGTTCGATCCCTATCACCAGCTCCATAATCAATAATCACAAAAGGACACACAATGCAAGAATCTATAGACAAACCTAAGATGTTATTGCAAACACCGAAAATATTTTCCTTAGAAATTGAAAAAGTTGCTTTGGAAAAAAAGATAACTCACATGGATGCTGTTGTTTGGTATTGTGAAAAAAATGAGTTAGAACCCGAATCTGTTGCACGATTACTTACTAAAGGACTCAAAGAAAAAATTGAGGCAAATGCAAGAGATTTAAATTTTTTAGTCGAAAAATCAGCACAACTACCAATATAAGGAGATATGGTAATGAATGGTGAAGTTAAAAATACTTTTGGGGTCTTAGAAGGTATGCAGATAAAAAAACCTGACATACAGTCTAAAGACAGAATTAAACAATTGGAGTATGAGTGTGCAGAACTGCAAAGGGAAAATGCACAATTAGCAGAACGATGTAAAAAACTTGCAAGTCGTGTTCCAGAGTGGCCTAAAGGTTATCGCCCCGGCCGCAGACCTAGTAACAATAATACTCGTCCACGCCACCAAGAGAGAACTGATGATGATCGTAGACCTAATTGATTCAATGGGTAGTGACTTAACAGTCGTTAATGCTGCCAGAGTATCGTTTTCTAAAGAGTCTAAATGGTTGGCACTAAAAACACCAGAGAATGGTCAACCAGAAGGTTTACTGAATGAAGGTGATAAAAAACTTATTAAGTATCTTGCAAAACATAATCATTGGAGTCCTTTTGGACACGCATCTATGCAGTTCAGAATTAAAGCTCCAATATTTGTTGCAAGACAATTAGTAAAACACCAAGTAGGTTTAGTGTGGAATGAAGTAAGTAGGCGTTATGTTGATTCTGAACCAGAGTTTTATGTTCCAAAAGTTTGGCGATTAAAGGCCGAGAATAAAAAACAAGGTTCGTCTGATGAAACTATTGACTATGATGTTTCTTCTACAATGAAACTAGCAGTAAACACTTACAATGACCTTTTAAAATTAGATGTGGCGCCTGAGATGGCAAGAATGATTCTACCACAAAATATGATGACTGAATGGTATTGGAGTGGTACATTGATGGCATTTGCTCGTGTATGCAATCTTAGATGTAAAGATGATACACAAGCAGAAACAAGAGAAATTTCGTGGTTGATTGATGACCTTGCAAAAAACTTGTTTCCTACATCATGGAAAGCATTAAGATATGAATAGACATATAGTCTACGGAAACGGAGAGTCAAGAGCTAAACACATGTTATTGGGCCCTATCAATCCTAGTGGATTTACTACTTGGGGTTGTAATGCAATTTATCGTGATTTTACTCTTGACAATTTGGTTTCAGTAGACTATAATATGCAACAGGAAGTATACGAATCAGGGTATGCTTTTAAAAATAAATGTTGGTTTACTGATTGGAGTGTTTTACCAAACTTTGATGCAAGTCTAATGAAAATGGGTTGGGTTGATAGTGATGGTACAATATTTGAAACTGCAAAACTGTCTAAAACAGATTGTGTAGTTCAAGGTAAAACAAGAGAACTAGTTGAAAGCAATATCCTAGATGCAATGTCACAGAATCCAAATTTAGTTGAAAAAGATTTAAGACAGAAGATGGAAAAGGATATTGGACTATACATCACTTGGGTTGATAAAGACGACCAAGTAATGGAGATAGATTACCCTAGAGGGTGGTCTGCTGGAAATACTGCACTATATCTTGCTTGCAAGGCTGGTGCAGAGGAAGTGTATATGTTAGGGTTTGATGGTAGCAGTTATTCTGAAAACCTAAATAACATATACAAGGGCAGTAAAAATTATCTGCCTGAGGAAAGTCGTGGACTTAACACGATTAACTGGGATAACCAATTTAAAATATTACAAAAGGAATTTCCTGATGCAAAGTTTTATAAGGTTGGAACAGATTTAACATACGATGATTTATACAAAAACATACGTTAACATAAGGAGACTTAAATGTCATTAGATCAATTAAAGAGAAGCAATTCTCTAGATAAATTACTTGGCGAAGTACAAAAGCAAAACGCACCTCAAGAAAAAAAGTCTTACAAAGACGATAGATTATGGAAACCTGAACTAGACAAGTCTGGTAATGGTTATGCAGTAATTCGTTTCTTGCCAGCGGTCGAAGGTGAAGATATGCCTTGGGCTAAAGTATACAACCATGCATTTCAAGGGCCTACTGGTCAATGGTATATTGAGAACTCTCTCACTACTATTGGACAGAAAGATCCTGTTTCAGAAATGAATAGTGCATACTGGAATACAGGTATTGAATCTGACAAAGAAATCGCTCGTAAACAGAAAAGAAAATTACAATATTTCTCTAACATATATGTTGTCAGTGACAGCAAACATCCAGAGAATGAAGGTAAAGTATTCTTGTTCCGTTACGGCAAGAAAATCTTTGATAAGATTATGGCTTCGATGCAACCAGAGTTTGAAGATGAATCACCAGTTAACCCATTTGATTTTTGGGAAGGTGCAAACTTTAAACTTAAAATTCGTAAGGTTGCTGGTTACTGGAACTATGATTCATCTGAGTTTGAAAAACCATCTGCAATTTTTGATAATGATGCTCAGATTGAAGAAGTATGGAAAACACAGTATGGTCTTGCAGAATATTCTGCATCAACCAACTTCAAGTCTTATGAAGAACTAAAGACTCGTCTTAATACTGTTCTTTCTGGTTCTGTTACTGTTGGTAATGTTGCTGAAAAGATGGAAGATGAACCTGTAGCTGATGCTACAGTTGATACAAAACCTGTCGATAATACTCCAACATCTATGCTAAAGTTGATACAAAACCTGTCGATAATACTCCAACATCTGAAGTAGATAAAACTGATGATGATGATACTATGGACTACTTCCAAAAACTTGCTGGATAAAGGTAAAGTGTAGTAGATTAAGAGGTAGGAGAAATCCTACCTCTTTTTTTTTATATAGCGTAAGATGATGCTCTTTGGAAGATTGGGTCTGGATTACCAATATAAGACACAGTAGATGAATTGTTAGTTGTATTGGTAGATGAAGTGACATTGTTTGGAGCCACAACAATTGATGTACTACCACCACCATTACCACCACTACCACCTTTCATCATTTCTGCGGTTCTTTGTGCGTTTACTATCTGGCCTGGCTGGTTAGGAACAAATAACTCTTGACCTC